CCAGCAGAAGACGGACGTTCGCCGGCATTGCGGCTACCCGGCCTATGGCAACGCGGCCGATGGCAATATGGGCTGGCGTTTCTTTACCGCATATGGTGCGCTGGAATATCGCCTCAATAATCTCGGTGCCGCCGAAACCACGATCGTGGTCAACTATCTCGCCACACTAAATCAGCTTGAATATGCGGTGCCGATGGCGTCGGAGAATCTGGATAGCGACGGCGCGGCCGGGTGGCAGCACAATCGATACGAAGTTGCCGATCGATTGCGGCTGCTGGATAGCTGGCGGCGGCGGCTGTGTGCGTTCCTGGGGGTACCGCCCGGCGAGGGATTGGGACAGGCTGGCGTGACCTGGGTGACATGATGGATGGTGCCGCATTACAAAATCTGATCAGCAAGGGATGGGGAACCGCCGCGCGTCGTATCGGACGTCCTTATGTTCTCTACCACCCATGCGGGTTGGGCAATCCGCTCGGCACGCGAAACCGCGTGATCAAACTGAACGTGGCCTTCGAGCCATCGCGGGACGCGGCGCTGGGCGCGCCCGGATATGGCGGTGTGCTTTGGCGTGGGGTGTTCGACTCGCTATACAGTGATGCAGGTGATTATCTGCGAGGGCCGGACGGCATTTTTTTCATTGCGTCCCAACTACCGCTGCAACCGGCGTTATGTGTTCGAACCAGCAACTTGGTCACGCTGGAGCGTGCTTGCCCGGCCATCAGCGGGGGCTATAGCGGATTCGTTGCTGATACCGCGGAAACGCTCATTGCCGGTTGGCCCGCCCTGCTCACCGCGGGCAACGTGCATTTGAGTGGTACATTGCCCGAGGCATATTTTGGCAACTGGACTGGATTTTTTCCTATACTGCCGATCGCGCCACAGGTCGCCGATATTGTAGGCGATGATCTCGGACGGCGATTCGTTGTCGGTGCAGCCCAGTTGAGCGTGCTGGGGTGGCGCCTGGCGATGCGGCAGGTCGATGGATGATGATGAGTTAACGCAATCGCGGCAATCACCCGCCGCGTTCGTGCGCAAAGGCCGTGGGGCCAGAGTGTTTGTCGTCAAAACTGCACCAACCGTCCGGAGAGAGTCAGAATGCAGCCAGGCCAGTTGCACGTGCTGACGGCACGCTTCAATCCGTTGCGATGGGCAGCGCCGGACAGGCACTATCATGATTGGGTCGAGCACATACTTGACAGCGGGGCCATGCTGACCGTTGTTGAAGTTCAGTACGGAAAGCGCCCATTTACCTGCATCCGGCCGCATATCAATCATGTCGGGCTGCGTGCCGATAGCTGGGCGTGGAGCAAGGAATGTGCCGTCAACGAGGGCATCAAGCGGCTGCCGGAGGCTGAATATATCGCCTGGGGCGATGCTGACATATGGCACCGAAAACCCGGATGGGCGAGCGAGACCGTTGAATATCTTCAGCACTATCGCGTCGTGCAAACCTGGACACGGGCGCTCGATCTGGGGCCGAATGACGAATTGATCGGCGTGCACACGTCATTTTGTGCGCAATATCAGATTGGCGCGCCTTTGGTTGCCGACGGGAAAAACTTCTGGACGTTTGAGGGCGGTTACGCGACGTATCCGCATAGCGGGTATTTTTGGGCCTGCCGACGGGAATTTCTGGACTGGACCGGCGGACTGTTCGAACTGGCGGGAATGGGAAGTGCCGATCATCATATGGCACTTGCCCTGGCCGGCCTAGTGGATCGCAGTTATCCCTCTGGCACCAGCGACTCCTACCGCACGCATTTGCAGCGTTGGCAGCGGCGGGCGCGCCTGTTTGCGAACGGCCGGATTGCGGCGCTGCCCGGAATTGTTGAGCACCGATTTCATGGATCCAAGCAGCGCCGCGGTTATCTTGACCGCTGGGAACTGTTTGTCAGGCATGGCTTCGATCCGGACAATGATCTCAAGCGCAATAGCTGGGGCGTGCTTGAATGGGCCGGCAACAAGCCGGAACTGGAGCGCGAATGGGACTTGTATCTGAGATCCCGGCGCGAGGATGATAATTGCCTGTGAGGCGTTAGCGTGGCGGAACTTGCGGACGTCGAACAGGCGCTGGTTGATGTCATGATCGCGGCCGTGTACCCGGGTGGTGTAAGCGCGTTGAGCGCTGTTGGCGTGCCGGTCCGGATATATCGCGGCCGGCCAACGAATGCAGCATTGATCGCGGATCGCGCGACCGGTACTGTTGAGGTCAGCGTGTGTCCTTTGGCAGATGCGACTCGCAATACGACGCGTTGGGGCGTGCAAGAGACCTTGCTGCCGTCACCGTCGACGTTGACGGTCGATGTCACCAATAATTCCGCGACATTTGCCGGTGTTGCCATATCGGGTGACCTCGCCGGCGCGCTGATAAATCATGCACATGCTTTTGTTTATCAGGCGCAGGCAGGCGATTTGGCGCCATTGATCGCAGCCGCTCTGGCTTCGGCGATACGACCGTCGATGACATGCTGGCTGACGGGCGCGACGATTACGGTTCCGGGCGCGTTCGCGCTGGTGGCACGAACCGCAGCCGAAGTGCAGGTTTTGCAGGAATGGTGCCGGCAAGAGCAAGGATTTCAGATATCCATCTGGGCGCCAACGCCGGTGATCCGCGATGGCGTGGCGCAATTATTGGGTCAAGCGCTGGCGCAGATCAGTTTTCTGACGCTGGCCGATGGCACCGGCGGGCGGTTACGCTTTCGCGCCACCGCGAATTTCGACGGCGACCAGGCCGCTTCGGTTTACCGTCGTGATCTGACATTTGATGTCGAGTACGGGACGACTCTCACGAGCGGTAGTCCGACGATGTTGTTTGGCGATCTCGACTGGAGTGGAACAACCTTCTTTGCGTAGGGAAACTCTGTGATGGGTGAAGCATTGGTGGTCGTGCGTCCATTTGGGCAGTGCAAGATTGGTGCGATGATCAACAATCCGGCGACGATCAGGACGACGCTGGCGAGCGCACACGCGCATTATGTGGTGCGTGTGGCGGCCGTTGCCAATGATGGTGCAAAAAGCCAGAGGGATTGACAATGCCGATTTATCAACAGGGTAGTTTGAATAGCACGGCGCTTGTCGTTCCGGATCTCTATGTTCAGATCGTGCCGCCGCAAAATCTCGTATTGAACGGTGTACCGACCAATACGGTTGGAATCGTCGGCACTGCGAGTTGGGGGCCGGTCAACCAGCCCGTTATTGTCGGGACGATGGCGGACTATGCGACGTCGTTCGGGCCGGTGGTCGTCAGAAAGCACGATATGGGGACGAATGTTGCCATAGCCGTGCAACAAGGCGGGTCCGCGTTCCGTTGTGTGCGCGTGAGCGATGATACCGACACTGCGGCATCGTTCCTGATCGGGGCGTTGAACGGCGCGTTCTCACTTGGGCTGACCGCACGCTATACGGGTACGCAGGGAAATTCTATTACATTCTCGCTCGGCGCAGGTTCTGCCAATGGGACTTGGCGCCTGACTGTTGCTTTGCCGGGCCAGGTGCCGGAACTGTTCGATAATATCACGGCTCCCTCGCCGGCGGTGTTCTGGCAGAATTTGGCCATTGCCGTGAATGACGGCCAGGGGCCGCTGCGTGGGAACTCTCAGCTTGTCGTTGCGAGCCTGGGTAGTGCTGTGGCAACGCCGCCCGCGACGATCCTGCAGCAGTCGCTGCTGGGTGGCACGGACGGTGCGGGCCCCGGTGTGACGGCTGCAACATTGGTCGGGCAGGATGTTGTACCGCGAAAAGGGATGTATGCGCTGCGCAGCCAAGGCTGCAGCATTGGCATGTTATGCGACTCGGATGATCCGACGCAGTGGGTGGTGCAGGCCGCCTTTGCCGGGTCCGAAGGCTTGTATATGATCCTGACCGGGCCGGCCGGTGATACCATTACGAATGCAGTTACGACATTGCAGCAGTCGGGGCTTAATTCTTTCTCGGCAAAGCTGATGTTCGGGGACTGGATTTACTGGTTCGACCAGACCAACGGGGTAACACGCATTGTCTCGCCGCAGGGTTTTGTGGCGGGGCTATTGGCCAACATGTCGCCGGAGCAATCCAGCCTGAACAAACAGCTTTACAACATCGTCGGCACACAGAGTTCCGGGACACCAGGTACCGGCCAGTCAGCCACATATAGCGATGCCGAACTACAGGTGCTGTTTCAGGCCGGCATAGATGTTATTAGTAATCCGCAGCCAGGCGGCGCCTACTGGGGCGTTCGTTGCGGTTACAATACTCCCAGCAATCCGGCCACCGATGGCGACAATTATACGCGGATGACAAATTTTATTGCCGCGACGCTTGCCGCGGGCATGGGGCAGTTTGTCGGCCAGGTGATCAATTCGGGCCTGTTCAATAGGATTAGGGCGACACAGTTGAGCTATTTGAATTCCCTGTACGGACAGGGGATTCTTGGCAGCACGGATGGATCGCTGCCGTTTTCGGTGATTTGCGACAGCTCGAACAATCCGGTCAGTCGGACGAGCCTGGGCTATGTGCAAAGCGACGCTCAAGTACAGTTCCAGGGAATCAATGAAAAGTTCATTGTAAATGTGGAGGGCGGCCAGACTGTTGTGGTTCAGCGGCAGGTGTTGCCGACAAGTTAGGGAAGAAAGTGTTTTTGAAAAAGAAATAAAAACGTCTATCTGTTAGGATCCGCGCAGGCGGAATTACGTCGACGACTGGTGGTGAGAGCGCAAGAGCAAAAGTTTTTTGCTTCTTTTTTTCAAAAAAGAAGTTCTTTTTCTGCTGCCACGCGCGATGGCACATGAGCCATAGCAATCGAATTTCATGGATAGGAGCCGTTCATGCGTAGGATAAAGCTTGCAGCCCTTTTAAGTGTCCCGGTTCTTCTCGGAGCATGTGCCGATAGGGTTCAAGATGGTGTCGATTTGACGGCGGCTTATGATGTGGCTGCGTCGGTGGAGGCTGCGTATGCGGCCGACCCGAGCGCTGATCCGGCGACGGTAAAGCAGGCGGCCGCCCTGCTTGCGTCGGCGCAGGCTGCATTGCTTGCGTGGCAGAACGAACCTGCGGGAAGCAGTTCCGAGGCCACGGCATTGTCGGCGGCGATCGCGGCGCTGGTAGCGTTCGAGACCCAGATCGGCCAGGCACCGGCCACTTTGCATGCCGGACGGGATTGCGATCAGATCGATCCGGCGTGCGATGAAGGGGTCCATCGAGGCTAGCGCCGATGCACGGCACCGAAACCGGCCGGGAGGCCTGCGGCACTCTGTTCACGACGCTGGGGCTTTAGCCGGCACGCCTGGAGTATGTTCGCCATGCCAATCAATTCCTTTTCGATCGGCCGTGACTGCCAGCTGGTTGTGATGGGCCCGTTCGGACGCGTAGATCTGACCTATGTTACGGGCTTTGAAAGCCGGCAGGTTACGCAATCGGTGCGGCTGGACCGATTGGATGGCGTGCCGATGGGGGCTGAGCTGCCGAGAGGGTGGGAAGGCAGTTTTGAGGTTGAGCGCGGCACGAGCGCCGTGGACGATTTCATTGCAGCAACAGAAGCAGCTTTCTTCAACCAAGGTTCGTTGCCAGCAGGCACTGTTTACCAATATATCGCTGAAGTGGACGGTTCCACGTCGACATATCAATATAGTGGTGTGGTCTTCAAGCTGGCGAACTCGGGGTCGTGGCGGGGTGACGCGAGCGTCAGGCAGAAGCTTGAGTTTTATGCGACGCAACGGCAGCGCCTCTGATGGAAAGCCCGAGCAGCCGGCTTATTGCTGAGGCATCGGCGACACGTATGATACGCGACGCGTTGGGACGACAGCTTGAGGTGCGCCGCATATCGGCGCTGGACCGGTTGCGGCTGTTCAAAGCCGTCGGGTCCGATCTGGCACAAAATGCGCCGTATTTCGGGATGGCCATGCTGGCCGCCTCGGTCGTTGCAATCGATGGCATCCCGGTGCCGGCGCCGGTCCGCGAGGGCCAGTTGGAGGCTTTGGTGCAGCTGCTCGGCGATGAAGGTCTGGCAGCGGCGGCCGACGCTTTTGCCGCGGATCCGTCCGAAGCCGCGGAGCTCGCTCACGCGGGAAACTCAGCCGGCACCCCGATCTGATTGACTGCCTCTATCTGGTCAAGAACGGGGTGCCGTTTGACGTTGCGTTTTCACTGGCGCCATCGGACCGGCTGGCCTGGATTGTCATCATCGGTCAAGCTGATGGATTGGCATATGATTGGGACGGCGGGCGATGGCTCGTGCCGTGAGTCGTTTAATTTGCAGGGGTCGCGCGGCGCGGATTTGGTGGGCTGCACAGCAGCCCACCCTCCGCGTGCGGTGGCGCGCCTGGCGCACGACATCAACAGGAGATGCGCTTGCGTGAGCTCGGCCATCACGCGTCCGGCGGCGTTACGCCGCGCTGGGTCATGTCGGCGGTTGCGAGCGGCCGCCGCGCGCTCGGGCAGATCGAGGCTGCATCGAAGCAGCTTGCTCATTGCAATACTGCTTCGGTCCAGCGGTTGCCTGGTGCGCAGGGGGCGGCCGCCATGGCGTTGAAAAGCTCAGCGCAGCTTGGAACCATGTCACGGCATGCCGCGCGCCAGCCGTTGGTGTTCGGTGAGCGTGCAGGTGCCGATAGTGGAACGAACGCAGGGCCGCAAGCGGATTATGTAAAGGGCGCGCAGACATCTGGGCCGCGCTTGACCGGACC